CGCTAGACGAGGTCACATTCAAGTTAATTAAACCTTGATTATTGTTAAATACCGCCGCACCACCTGTAGATGCACTTGTTGACCATAGTCCATTATCGTCATATCTATGACTTGAATCAAATAATGTAAATGGGTTACTAACCCTTAATCTACCAAACGAATCTAAATTTGGAGAATTAGAAAATTTTATCTCATTGTTATATATAAAACTCATATTAAATACCAATTTCCGCCCCTAACCATACAAGTTAAAGACATATAGTTTATGTTCATATCAACGTAATTATTGTTGTCAATTGTTCCTGATGAAGGTGTTAATCTTATTCTGTAAGTACCACAAATACCTGCTTCATCTTTTATTATTAAATAATAACCCTCTTTACCTACTACTGACGGTAATACCAAATCAACATTACTATTACCACTTATTCCCCAATATGTTTTATCCCAAGTTAAAGTTTGTCCTGTAGTAATTCCTGTTGTAGTATAATATCCCGCATCAGGTGATAACGGACCTGGTACCGAGAATGGTTGAATCCATTGTTGGGAGTCCCCATCATCAATCCAAACCAATTCAACACCTGTATCTGTATTAAACCACCTATCACCACTCATAATAGTTCCTGTAGGTGTTGACGCGGATATAAAATACTCTAACCCACCACTTGAAGACCCAGTATATGAAATTGTGTAATTACCATTTGAATTTGATATACCAATTCCAGTTCCACTTGTTAAACCACTTACGGGTAAATTAAAATAAGTTGTTGCAGATATTGTGTTGGCAGATAATCCACTTTGAAATATTGTTCCTCCTGTTACAGTTCCCCCACTCAATGGGAGATAATCCCCTGAAGTCCCTCCACTTACAGGACCCCAATAAGCATTACCCGAAGTATCACAAGTTAACACATATCCATTTTGTTCAGTTCCATTAGAATACGTAAATCCACTATTTATAGTAAGTCCCGATAAAAAGATTGGATTAACAGGAATGGCTCCACCGATACGATAAACAATACCTGTTGATAAGTCAGATTGTAAGACGTAATTATAAGAATCTTTAATTAATTGGTCTTTAATATCGGCCATGCTTTAATTTTACAAATTTTAAGTTATTTATAAATAGTATGGCAACTGTTTGTTATAAATGGAGTGACGCACCTTTTGCGTGGATTGATACCCCTTTTACATGGGTTGAAGGTTGTATTATTGCTAAAATTGTTGAAAATATCGGTGCTGGTGGTATGCAATCCATCAGGAGATTCAGAGAAAAAATTAAAGAATTAACAAAAGAAGAAAAAGAAGTTCTAATAAAACTTTTCATAAGATTAGAAGTTGATGAGTTAGAAATTGAAAAAAAAGTTAATAAAAATAAAAACACAAAAGTTAAAATAAAACTTAAAGATATCGAAGTTGCAATGGCTCAGGAGAAATTTATAAAAGTCAATGTTAAAATTAATGAAGATTGATATATTTATATGATATGGGATACAATTTATACACAGACAAACCAAATAAATTCAATTGTAATATTGAAATTGAAGGTACTTCCTTATCTAAATCTAAAGTTAGATTAGTTGTTGAGACAGATGATATGTCATACATGTTTAATGGCAGTATTGAAAACAACGGAGTTTGTGAAGTTAATATCCCAAAGACAAAACACTTTTTACCTGAAGGTACAAAAGGTAATATGAGACTTGAAGTTATTGCTGACGATGTTTATTTTGAACCATGGTCCTCAGACTTCAACGTTAAAACAAACAAAAAAGTGAATGTTACGGTTTCAGAACAAGTTGAAGAAAAACCAAAATTAAAAGTTCAAGTATTTGAACAAGAAGAAGAAAAAAATGTTAAACCCGTTGTTGAGACAAAACAACCTGTTAAAAAATTCAAAAAACAGTTAACAAAAGAGGACCTTCTTAAAAAATTGATGTCACTTTAATTCTAAAGTTGATATTTCTACGATTTAATGTTATATTTTTACCAAAAAAATTATGCTATCATATATCGGAGGTAAGAGTAAAATTGGTAAATGGATTGTCCCGTTTTACCCAACAGACATGGAAACATATGTGGAGACTTTTGGAGGAATGTTTTGGTGTTTCTTTAATATGGACTTAAAACAATTTCCAAATCTTAAACGAGTTGTTTATAACGACTTTAATCCACTCAATTACAATTTGTTTATGTGTCTTCAAAATCCCGAAGTTCTTTTATCTGCGGTGAATAGAATTCCCTGTCAGGAAAAAGGAGTGGAAGTAACCCCACCACTTTACAAAGAACAGTTTCAGGATTTTCAAAAAGAAATATTTGGAGATGGATTCACAATTAATTATCCTGACTATGATATCGCTGCTAAGTACGCTTATGTTTTAACTCAAGTATTCAGTGGTTCAAAACCAGAAACAAGTTCATTTATTGATTTAAAAGGTAAATACAAATCAAAATATCTTACATTCAGAGATAAATTATCTAAACCTGAATGGGTTGAACATTTTAATAAAATAAGTCATTTCAGATTAGGTGACTTTGAAAATGTTATTAAAGAATTTGATAGTCCCACTACATATTTTTATCTTGACCCTCCATATTGGAAAACTGAAAATTATTACTCAAACCATGATTTTGATAGAGATGACCATGAGCGTCTTGCGAATTCTTTAAAAAATATACAAGGAAAATTTTCACTATCGTATTATGATTTTGAACTATTACACACTTGGTTTCCTGAAAGTCAATATAAATGGGAGAAAAAAGAATTTGCTAAGGCAGCCGCTGCTAAAAAAGGAAAATCACAAAATATGGGTGAGGAATTGTTAATTATGAATTATTGATATATTTATTGTAAAAACTCAAAAGATGAAATTTACAAATTTATTAAAGTCGCTTATTGTCGAAAATTCAAGATTTAAGCTACTATATGACAAACTTGTTCAAAAAACTGAAAAAGATAAGAAGGAAGGTAAGAAAATTCCGTTTGAAATATTAAAGGCATTGATATTTGCTGACCCAGATACTAAAACACCAAGAGGTATGGAAGGTGATATTGACACATTAACTCCTGAACAAATGGATAATGTGAAGGTTGGTAAATACACACAGTGGTTATTGAAAAGTTTTATCGCTCCAACATCTGCAACGATTACAGCTGAAGTTGGTACCCCTGAGTATAAAAAACAATTGAAAAATTTTAGAGATTTGTTTTTGGAGGATTTATATAAGACAACAACTGACCTCAAAAAATTTGAAAAATATAAAGGTAGATTACCTGAAGATTCAAGAGACATCAATAAGTTAACTCCTGAAACTTTATTTGACTTAGTTAAAGATTTTTCATTAGAAAAAGTTAAAGCTAGTAAAGAAGAGAAAAAACAAGCCGCTACAACATATTCACATCCTGGTGGTGACATTGTATTTAAAGGTCCTAATTGGACTGTTATTAAAATTGAAAGACAGGATAAATTAGGTAAAGACGCGGCATGTTTCTATGGTGGACAACATGAGTATGATAAAGGTGAATCAAGATGGTGTACATCATCACCTGGTTTGACTTATTTTGAAAGATATATTAAGGATGGTCCTTTATATGTAATTTTACCTAATGACGCCGAACAACGTGGACAAGTTTCACAATTACCTGTTGATAGATACCAATTCCATTTCCCATCTAATCAGTTTATGGATAGACATGACCACAACCAAGATTTAGTAAAATTATTGAGTCCTGGTGGTAAACTTGCAGAGATTGCTGATTATTTAAAACCTGAATTTGCAAAAGGATTTAAAACTCAGGGAGGTAAAAAGGTTGAAATTAATATTCCTGATAGTTCAGCAGGTAAGTTTATTGCGATTTACGGACCTAAAGAACTTTTTGATAACTTACCTGACGATGTTGAACATTTATTGATTCAAAATAGAAGTGATAGAAATTTAGGATGGAAATCTGACGTTTTAATGGGTATTGGAAGATTTAACAATTTGGAAGCTTTAATGTTGAAAAATTGTGTAGACGAAGTTCCTGAAACTTTATGTAATTGTAACCAACTCACTTTATTGGCGTTACCTAATAACCCTAATTTAAAGAGTATTCCGGCATGTGTTGGAGATTTTGAAAACTTGGCTTTCATTAACTTAAAAGACAGTAACAAAAACGTACATATTCCTGAAGAGTTGAAATCAAAACTTGACGACCAAGGTGACGGTTTTTATTACATTATGTAATTAGAATTTGAAAAAAAATTCTTATATTTGTTGTTTAAATTTTAGATTATGAATAATGTAGATGCTGAAATATATTTAAACAACCTTTTAGGATTCTTTGAAAAAAATCCTAATGACCTTATTGACCTTATCGGTGAAATGAATAAGGATGCTTTCTACAAAAAATTAAGAGAAAAAGTTTACGAAAATGCTGAAAAGGGTGAGGAAATACAACTCACCCAAAAACAGCTTATTGATATTGTAGTTGGTATGTACGATGAAATGACTAAAAAGGGTGAAAAAATAGAAGTATTAGTCCCAGTTATTAAAACAAATTACGGAATTATTTGGCTGAATTAGAATTTTGATGTATCTTTGTACTCATAATTAAACACCAAATAATATGATAAACCTACAGTCACTTCAAGAAAACGTACCTTCACTTTTCCAAACAGAAAAACTTTCAAAATTATCTGACCGTTATGTAATGGTCCCCACTATTGATGTAGTAGATAAATTTATCCAAAATGGTTGGCAAGTTAGTTCGGCAAAACAAGTTGGTAAGACCGCGTATGGTAAACACCAAATTCGTCTTCGTAACTCAGATTTGCCACAAGTAGGCGACTCATTATTAGAGGCAGTAATCACTAACTCACACAATGGTACATCGGCTCTTCAAATCGGAGCCGGACTACACAGATTGGTATGTTCCAACGGTCTTACAGTTCCTGTATCGACATTTGGAGATATGAAACAAACTCACTTAAATTTGAGTATGAGTGATGTTGAGATGATTACTGAACAGTTCGTATTAAACACTCCAAAAATTCAAAAGTCAGTAAATCGTATGATGGAAGTGACTATGGATACTGACAGAAAGATTGACTTTGTATCAAAGGCAGTTGGAATTCGTTGGAAGAACACTGAAGACATTTCATCTTTGACTTTGGAGACAATCATTGACCCACTTCGTGACGGAGACCGAGAAGACAACTTATGGAACACCTTTAACGTTGTTCAAGAGAAGTTAATTCGTGGTGGATTCATCAAACAACAAGGTCGTAACGTTAGAACAGTAAAGGGTATCCAATCCTTAAATATGGACAACTTAATCAACACCAAACTTTGGGAACTTGCTGAAACATATTGCTAATGGATAACTTATTCAAACTTATCAATGAAAAACATTATGTCGGTTATTATCTCCCCTACAATGAGGTAGGGGAGATTACCGATAGTATTCTTGTAGAACCATTTGGTTTGAAAGATAGATATCATGCCAAAGAATCCTTTGATGGTAAGCATTATGTTTATACATTTGATAAATCTGTAAATGGTGATAAAGAAGAGTTTGAAAAAAACTATGGTAATCCTCTTTGTGAGGTAACTGTATATAGAAGTACTTTTGTTGTTGAGGAGAACGAGGATAAGATTTGCTTAAAAGTATTCTACTGTGGAAAACACAGAAAGGTTGGGGAAGTATTTTTTAGAAAAAGTACTAAACTAAATTACATCACATTTAATAAGAAAACCAATATTTTCACTGTTGGTAAAAACACTGAATACCATAAAAAAAGAGGTAAGGGTAAGAGTAGTGTTGTTAGAAGAAACTCATTTCCGGTATCATTAACTACGGATGGTTATTATTCATTTATGAATGGGGTTAAGGACTCTGAAACATATAGTTTGGATATTATTGAGGGTATTAATATATTTTTGTCTAAAATCGGAGCTGAAAGAATTTTAAACTATCGTAAGTTACCGATGTCTTTATTTGGATGTTTGTTAGACAAACAAGGGATTAAAAAACCTGACAATTGGAGAGGGTATTACGAGGTATTTCCAAAACCAACTAAAAAAGACTATCAGAAAAACGGATTTAAGATGGTTGATACTTTTATGAAATTACACAATGTAAGTTCAGAGAAAATCAAAAAAGTATTACATAAAGTCCAAAACCCTTGTTTTAAAAGTATTAAAACGTTGATGGATATCTTTGGTCGAGATTTTATTTTACAAAGACCTGAAGAAGAATTGTGTATTATTTTTAATACTAAAAATGACGATACACCATTTCAACCTGTAAGACATTTCTTTGAAAATTTCGGTAAAAGGGATATGAATAATTGTTATCAGATTTATTTATTAACTAAAACTGACCCTAATTTATCCATACATACTTTTAACGACCACGTAAGATTTTTTGATGTTATATCAAAATATGAGCCGGTTAAATGGATGTCTAAAACATCAAAAGAATTAATCACTGAACATAGTGTTTGGTCAAGCAAAGTTGACTTTTATACCAGAGGAAAATACTCAAGACAATACTCCAATGAATTTGTTGAACAAGTTTCAAAACCAATTATAACAAAAGATGGTATGGTATTTAACCCTGTTGTTTTACAAAGTAGTGAAGAGTATGTTAATGAATCAGTACATCAGTCTAATTGTGTAAGAACTTATCAAGATAGACCTTCATCATTAATTATATCACTTCGTAAGGAAGATGGTGAGAGAGCATCAATCGAATACAGACCTTCAATTGGTAAGTTTGGTATGAATGAAAATCAACCAATTCATTTTAAACGAGTTCAGACACTTGGAAGGTTTAACAATGTATTAGATGAAACTTGGGATGGCGCAATTTTTGATTTGGATGTTAGGTTAAAAACCGTGACTTTGAAAAAGTGGGGGAATCCTATTGCTAAGTTTATAAGTGGTGGCGGGACGAAAGAATACGACTTTATCTTTGATAAAGATGGAATATTGTCATGGAATAATCTTCACAAAGACGAAACAATGGATTATCTTCCATATTATGAAATTGACTTTTGATTTTAAATTTGAGGATATTGTAGATAAGATAGATAGCACTCTATCAAGAATTCAAATTTTGGATAACAAGATAAGTCCTGACTATATTTTAAAAAATGCTAGAGATTATGAAATTTTATTCATAAATTCTAAATTTTCTGATAGTAAGGAAATTGTTTATGATGAAATATTCAAACTTAAAAACGGATTGATTTTGTATTTATCAAGAGAACAAGAGACCCCAAATTTTAAATTAAAGGTCTATTATAATATCAAACAAATAAACGAATTAAAAATGTTTTTAAGTACATTAAAATTATGGAAAGAATAAGCTCACAAGAAGTAAAAAGTAAAATTGATAATAAAGAATCTTTTATTTTAAAAATGTCTGCAAGTTGGTGTGGACCATGTAGACAACTAACCGAAGAAATTAACAAGTCTGGAGTATTGGTACCTGTTTATGAATTTGACGTAGAATCTGACGTTAACTTTTCAAGAGAAATGAATGTTAGAAGTGTACCTGTAATGAAATTTTTTAAAAATGGAATCGATTCAATGACCACAGTAGGGTTAAAACAGGGAAGTGAAATAAAACTTATGTCAGAACAATATATCCTATGATTAAAAAAAGAAAACCTCTTAAAGTATTAGTAGTATACTCTATGGAAGGGTGCCCATGGTGTGTAAAATTTAAAGAATTATTAACCAAACATAGAATTAAGTTTAAAGAAAGGGATATTGTAAAATTTAAAGACGAGTATGACTTGTTTGTTGAAGCGACTCAGAATGACTTTGTTCCAGCATTTATGATTTTGGATGTTGCGTCAGAAAAGGGAGAATTTTTTGCACCTGATAGAGATTTCCAAGATTTAGATGAGGCATTAAAGATTGTTAAAGAAAATTTGTAGTATATTTGTTACATGAAAGAATTAGTTTTTAAAAAGAAAGGGGTGGTTCACACCCCTTTGACATATTGGCAAATTGATAAACGATATACCATTGCTATTTATCAGGGAGGTAGAGGTGCTCGTCCTGACCTTGATTTCATTGTGAAATATAAAGAAGAAGGTAAACGATTAAGAACTCCATCACATACCCATTGGATTGTGGATTTAATTGCAAAGGCTCAATACGATAAGGGTAGAGTTAAATCCTATGTTGAGGATATGATTACGATGTATGATGAGTGCGAACCATTCAAAGATGAGGGGGAACGTAATACTTATAAATTACAATGTCCTACAAAGTATTGGATGAAACACATTATGCTTGAAGATAGGGGATATTACCCCCTACAAGTTTTGACATCGTTTATTGAACTATTCTCTAAATGTGAAAAACAAACACCAGAAGCTTTTATGTTTAGAAACTTACTGGTGTTAGTTAAAGAGTATTGTGAAGGTAAGAAGGATTTTTATCAAATCGTAGGGTACTCTAAAAGAGTTTAAATTAAGTTTAACAATAATTTACTTTCATCTAACAACGTGTCAATTGGACCATCGTAGTTATCTTTCAATACTGACAATAGTTTTTCTGATGTGTAATAACTATCGGATTTTATTGATGTGATTTCAAAATCGGTTTTAGTAAGTTTACAGGTTAATTCAACCCAACTGAACTTGAAATATGGTTGAATCTTACAAGATATTTCTTTTAGATGATTGTAAGTTTGTTTAAGATAATTTTCAGAATAACCGTATGGGAATTTTGATGCAATTGAAATACTTAATTCTGAATTAATTTGAGGTTCTTCTTTAGTACTGAATGAGATTATTTCATCATTGAATAATTTGTCGTCACTGCCATACTCTATGATGTCTAATGTTTTAACATTAATTGATGTTAAATCTGAATATGTGTCTTGGTTAGACTCAATAAATTTATCAATAAGTTCTGATAAAGTTTGAACTGCATTACTTTGAGTGAAACCTTTAATTATGAAAAAGGTATTAACGTCAATTACTGACAATTTTGTTTTGAATTTGTGGTTTTCACTAATTTCACCACATAAGAAATCTGATAATTTATTAACAAATTCTTGAGATAATATACAACTTGGTTTTTCCATATTAAAATTTATATGAAAAAAAATTATGGTTAAATAGTAAATTATCTTTTATTGTACTTGAAATACTCTTTTCTGTCGTGAATAACGATAGATGATAAAAATATTGAGAATAGTGAAATAAAAATTATACCTGTCATACCTAATATATAGGTGATAACTGAAGAAAGTGTGTTAACGTAAAGTTACTAAATTATTAAAAGTAATCTCCAATATTTTTCTTAACCTTGTTAAATTTATTTCATTCATATATATTCATATATTTATATATATATATGAAGTATATAATATCTGAAAATCAATTAAATTCATTCGTTGAAGATTATTTTGAAAAAAATGGTAAATTATTAAATCTTAAGTCTGTTGAAACTAACAACGGTTTAGGGACTGATTACTGGGAAACCAATGGAGGTGATGACGAATATTATTGGGAATTTGTGTTCACATACTATCCTGATTTAGAATCTTACGAATACGAAGATGTTTACCAAGAAGATGAATTTCCTATGATTGAAATGGATACTTATCTTTACGATGATTTGTCATCATTTTTTAATGAAAAAATAATACAAACAACTCTATTAAATTGGTTGAATAAAACATATAGATTAAAAGCTGTCCAAATTGTACCTAATTAAAAGTAATCTCCAATATTTTCATTAATACAACTACTAACTTTTCTTGAATCAGGATAATCATCTAATCTTGGAACTCTTAATGACTCTCGACCTCCATCATCAATTAAATCTGAATATAATCTTTCGTAACTACCAAAATATATGATTGTATCACAATAAGTACCATTACAATCTTTGTTATCGTTTAACCATTCTGAAACAACATTATATATACAGTTTGTTGCTTTGTATCTTGTTCCGTAAAATGTTCTTGATACTTTATTACCATCTTTATCGAAAGATTGTTTTTTGTATGAATAGTCATCTATTTCACCATTATCAATTACAGAACCAATTAGTTCCCCCATTAAACTTTTATACCATTCTTCATTTAATACTCCTTCATAACAACCCTGGTATAAACTATATAAATCACTTCTGACATCATATAATTCTTTATTGATTAGATATTCAATGGTATCATCGTCACCAAGTACTCGAGAAATAACATCATCGGTTAACTCAACATCATTACGACCTTGTTCCCGAGCAATTTCTTCAAGTAATTCGGTGTCGGTACCTATTGTTTTCATATCTCTAAGTTCTAATACAATTCTTTCATTAACTAATTGTTTATTTTCATTTGTTAATTCAGTATATACGTCCCTATAAACATCATCAGTTACATCCCAAAAATTCATATCATGTTCACCTTGTAAAATACTTTCAATCGTATCTCTACTCATTTCACTGCGATAACCTGTATTAAAGAAACCTGCAAGTTCCGCAGGGGATGTGTCAAAATAATAATCGTTACCAATTTTTGTAACATCTGAAATAAATTTATCAACTATTGTCCAAACAAATGAACTATCGTTTTCATAGAATAAATAAAATAATTGATTTTGGTAATCATCCCAATCACTTGAAAAAGGGTCAATGTAACCAAGAAGATTGTTTTTGGTTAATAAATTAAAAAATTTATCTAGACCACCTATTGCATTTTCAATAAAATCAACATCGATGTCCCCATTTTGAAATTTATTAAGGATTCTAAGTAATTTTTCTTGAACTTTATTTAATTTAAGTTCTTCTTGTTCTTCTTCATTTAATTTTTTATTGTGTATTAAATTACCGTTATCAATAACTTCATAATTAACACAATCTTCATTAAAATTGACTACATCTAAAATTGGGTGGGTAACATATATTTTATTATTTCTAATTAGACAAACTTTTGTTGGAAACCCTATTAAGTCTTTCATGTGTTTCCAGCAATGAAATTCAGGGTCTTCATTTATGAACCCTTTGATGTAAATTGTGTCACCCATTTTTAATTCCATAGTTATAAATATTAAAAAAGGGAGAATATTCTCCCTTTTAAATTCTTTAATTAATAGATTTGGATTGATTATTTACCACAACCACATCCACCACCGTTATTACCACCACCGTTTTTCATAGTATTATTTTTTTAAAAGTTTATTATCTATAAATATTTTATTGCTGCTTGTTTTTATAAAATTTTTCAATAGTTTTTTTTACTGCATTTTGTACACTTTCATTTTGTTGTTGAACTTGTTGAATTTTAACCTGTTGTTCAGGATTTTGTTTGTTTTTACAGCCACAGCCCATATTTTTATTTTTTTTTAGATTTATTCTTTTTTATAAATATTATTAATTGAAATATTAAAAGGAAATAGTTATTAATTTAACAGTATTTATTTAATATGGATAGTAGAAACTTAATAAAAAAATTCATTAAAGAACTGGTTTTAGAATCTGAAAATGATATTGTACATTTAACACCTGAGAAATATATTGAGTTAATGAATTTTGTTGACCATGACGGAAGAAGAATTAATAATTTGAAAAAATATAAAGGAAAACAAATTGTTATTGACGGTAATATAAAACTACCAAGTGATACAACTTATTTAGGTAATATTACTGTTAATGGTAGTGTTGATGCGAATTACAGTCAGCTAAGAACTAAACAAGGAGTTATTGCTAATTACATATCATATTATAATACACCTCTTAAAAAACAAGAAATCTATCAAGAATTCCAAAGAAGAAAGGAGGTTCAGAATGATAGAAGAGAAGAAGGTTATTTTGAAGAAAGGGAAGATTTATCTGATGTTGATAAATGCACATTAGCATTATTTAATTTTTTAATATCAACTGTATATGAAGAGAAAACACCTGAAGATACACAAAGATTAGAGGACCTTTACGCTGAAAAAGAAAGAAGAGAACAAATAGAGAAAGAGACGGAAGATGATGAGAATCTAACAGAACTTAGAGCGATTGACATCGAAATAGAAGAAATTGAAGGTCGTATTGACATTTATGATATTATTTACGAAGGTAAACATTATTTCTTACATTCATTCAAAGTTTTAGAGAGTGATGGTGAGAGTCGTGCAACATGGGCGGTTGGTGATGAATATTATACTGAAAAAACGGCATATAAAACAGTTGAAAACTTAATTGATGATGTCGGACTGGAAGGATTTAGAACAGGATTTGTTGAGAATCATATTGATGAAGAAGAATTGAAAAATTACTTTAGAGAAAGTGAGGAAGATTATGTTAGAGAAAATTTAGAAGATTTCTTTGATGAAGATGATTTTGAATATTCTGACTCAGAAGTCCAACAAAGAATTGATGAGATTACTGAAATGCTGGAAGATTCTGAGAACTTATCACAAGAACAATATGACGAATTAAATGAAGAGTTGGACGAGTTAAAAGATAGTGATAAAACTATACCTGAAAATTTGATTGAAGAAAAGGTTGAGAGTTTGTTGGAGGATAAAACTTATGATGCTGCTACAACAATTAGAGATTACGGTCTAAATATGCAAGATTTTGTGGATATGGGCGCGTTAATTAAAGATGTTGTTGATACTGACGGATATGGGAATACAATTAATTCATACGATGGTACAGAAGATACTGTTGAGTTTGATAACGAAACATACTATATTTTCCAAATAGATGGTTGATATGGAAAAAACCGACAAACGGAAATACAATAGAAAGAAAAAACACTTGAAGTTAAATCCTGAGTGGATAGTCGAACACACTCCTGATTTCGAATATCACTATTATAAATTAATGGATTTTATTAAGTATTCTGATTCACAGATTGATAAATTTGAGTTATATCCATTATTTAGTGAAATGTCATTACATCTTGCTAACTTACAATCAATTAGTAATGACTCAAAATACATTACAATTGATAAAAAATTTAAAAGTGTTGATGATGAAATACTCATAACTGATTTAAAATTTAACCCAATTCCTAATATGACCGATAACGAAATTAAGGAGTTTGATAAAATTTTAAAATACTGTGGTCAAAAAATTTTCGAATATTTTAATATTGTTAAAGCACTTTGGACAATAACTTATGATTCAATATCCATTAACATAATCAATACTGAAAAATTTGATACTATTGAAAAGGGGTATTTTTTTACAGTTTATAACGGAGAGACGTACATTTGGAAATACAATGTTAAAATTTCTGATGTTGTCAGATTTGATAAAAAAAATGGGGCTAATCTAATCTACGAAGAGGAGACTCAAAAAAATGTATTTGAAATATTACGTGAAATAGATGAGGATGATAAATTACCGGTGTTTGAATTATCATCAAAAAATGAGTTACCTTTAGAAAATACACTATTACCAGTCTTTAAAAGAAAATTACTTACATATATTACACAAGCTAAAACTATTGTTGTTTTGAAAAATCCGTAGTATATTTGTAATATGGGTTTTAATAAAAAAATAGTAGGGGAGTTACAGATATCCAATATTTGTAAAAATTTAAACGAAATTAGATATTTTTTAAACTCAGATTGTTTGTTGTTTGTTAGTAAAGAAGTAGAACTAAAATTTAAAACATATGAGAAAAAATACGTCTCCAACAGAGATTCTGTTAGTTAAACTTGAAACACCAATACATATCAATTATATTTCTGAATATATTCTTAGAATTGGTTTAAATGAAACTAAAGAAAGAATTGACAATTTAATTGAAGATGGATTAGTTAAAGAAAGTGAATATGGAAAAGGATATTATGTCAGAACAAAAAGAAATGGTAAATAACCCCGAACACTATGGTGGGGGTTCAAATCCGTATGAGGCAATAAAAGTAATTGACGCTTGGGACCTTGGGTTCTGTTTAGGTAACACAGTGAAATATATTTCTAGAGCAGGTAAAAAACACAAAGAAAAAGAGTTAGAAGATTTAAAAAAAGCTCTTTGGTATTTACAACATCACATTGAAAAGTTAGAAAATAATGATTGAAAATTATATTAATAAAGTTATTACCGGAGATTGCGTTGAGGTGATGAAAGAAATGCCTGAAGGTTGGGTTGATTTAATTGTTACATCTCCACCTTACGGTGTTAATATTGCTTATGATGTTCACAATGATGACATGGAGATTGGTGAATATTTGGAATTTACCCGACAATGGTTAACTGAGGCTTATAAAGTATTGAAAGACGATGGACGTATCGCTTTAAACATTCCTTATGAGATTAATAGACAATCAAAGGGAGGTAGAATTTTCTTTGTATCTGAGGTTTATCAGGTTATGAAGGAGATTGGGTTTAAGTTCTTTGGTGTAGTTGATTTAGAAGAAGATAGTCCCCACAGAAGTAAAACAACTGCTTGGGGAAGTTGGATGAGCCCATCTAGTCCGTACATCTATAATCCAAAAGAATGTGTTATATTGGCTTATAAGAAGGTTCATATTAAGAAAGTTAAAGGTGAAACACAATGGAAGGGAGAACCAACAGTAACTGAAGAAGGTAAGAACAAGATGGTTTATCAGGAGGAGGACAAAAAAGAGTTTATGGAGTTAGTATTTGGTCAGTGGAAGTATTTTGCGGATACACGGTCATTAACTAAGGCGACATTCTCAATGGACATTCCTAACAAAGCAATTAAAATCCTATCATATAAGAATGATGTTATTTTAGACCCATTCAATGGAAGTGGGACAAGTTGTGTAGCCGCAGAGATTAATGATAGAAGATGGGTGGGAATTGAATTATCTGAAAATTATGCAAATATTGCAAGGGAAAGAATCCAAGGGTTTGTTGACCAAAAAAGACAACAAAAATTAGAATTTGAAAACGGAGGTCAATAACCTCCGTTTTTTATTTTATGATATATTTATTAATAAAAGAATTATGGAACAGGTTATTATTGAACTTTTGACAATACAAAATCAATTTAGAATATATCATTGGCAAACAAAATCTTATGCTAGACACAATGCTTTTGGAACTGTGTACGGTGATTTAGATGGTTTGATTGATGAATTTGTTGAAATTTGTATGGGTAAACATGGAAGACCTGATTTCCAAGGGAAAGTAAGTTTAATACTTTCTGATTTAAAAGAATTAGACCCAACTCATTTCTGTGATACTGTTATTGAATTTTTAATTGATTTGAACAATAAGTACGACAAAACAAAAGACAGTGACTTATTAAATTTACGTGATGAAATTATGGGTCTAATCAACAAGTTGAAATATTTGTTGACTTTAAAATAATCAATATTAATTTCTTATTATGAAAGACGTAGCGGGTATTTTAGTTAAATACCAAGATAGGTGTTTGCTTTGTAAAAGAGCTCCGGGTGAGCATTTGGAAGGATATTGGTCAATTCCTTGTGGAGGGGTTAAACCTAAGGAAGATTTAAAAGATGCTGCAGTAAGAGAATTTAGGGAAGAAACTTATTTAGTTTTAAATCCTCAAGAAGTTTCTTATGTAACATCAATTCTTAATTCAAACAAAAAAAAGGTAATAACATCTATATTACATGTATTTTATACAAGGGCTTCAACAATTAAAAAACCTAATTTAGAAAAGGCAAAAGATGGGTTTGAACATACTGAATGCCGTTATTTTGGGTTAAGTGAGGTGGATAATTTAAAAATTACTTCAAAACTCAAAGAAATTATCAAAAAAGCCTTGGCAAATTAAAAAAAAAGTATTAGATTTGTATCACTTTTGAAATATTAAAGATATTTATATTTCACAAGAAAAAAACTCTAAAAAAGTTTGACACTTTGAAAAAAATGTCGTAAGTTTGTAAAAGATTTGAGATAGGTAACGATTCAGATACAAGTCTCAAAAAAAATAAAACAAATTACTTGACAAGAACAGAAAAATGTCGTAACTTTGTAAAACAAATCTCAAATGTGAGATTTAAAACGGGGAAACGTTCTTTGAAAATACCTAAATACCCCCTTTGAAGTATATAGGTAATATTAATTATCCGTTCAGTAGTTGATTATGAGACCTTCGGGTTGATTATGAGACATTTAATCTGATAAACGATAATGGGCCGTGTATGGTCCTTAAATAAACTACGAAAGTAGGATAAAGTGGTCTCCCCTGTGTTGAGGAGACTGCGGTTTGAAACCCCGTAAGGGGAATTGAACTCAAGTACACAAGTGGGATATCATCAAACCTTTAGTACCGAGGATAACTTCGTAGGGAAAATGGTAGGGTGACTTGGGAAAGTAGATTCTCAAGTTGAGTTCGGAAGAACAATAAGAATAACCCATAGGAACTCTGTAAGAAATGTGACCATCCAGTTACACTATTGCGGGTCCCAATATGATAGAGGACTTAAAACCGAAAGGTAAGATAGAGAACGAGTGGTGTCGCTACTATCCCTAAGGAATACCTACCAAGGTATCTTTATGAAGTAATCTTGAAATATGGAGGTGGGGACACTTCACGGAGTAGTTTAGTATTCTGTCGCTCAAAAGGAGACGGAGCTTACGGTGGACCACTACTCTGACACATCTACTACACAAACCTAACATTATTACAAAATAACTAAGGAAAAGTGTCCATCAGGTTTAGGTGAAAGGTCACTACATAGTAATGAGATGTTCATTGCACAGAAA